AGGATCTTATTAGGACAATCATGTCTAGCAGAAAAACTTTTTCTTGCTTCTAAATCACTTAATTTAATTTTCAGTCCAGTAGTATCACCCCATTCAACTTTTTTTACATTACCAGTTGATGGGTCTTTTACATAAACATAATACTTCTTTGAACCACCTGCTTTTGGTTTGTTCAGTTCTACTTCTCTACCTTTATATTCTGCTTCGTTAATCATTGGCGAATCTAAAGGCACATGTTGACCTTCATACATTGCAAACTTACCAATATCAGTGGCAAGAATATGCAAATCGTAATCATCTAATTCAATTTTTCTTTCTTTCACAAGTTGTCTTGCTTCATTAAAGAACTTATAATATGCTTCTGAACCAACACGAAAGATACAATCTACTAATGGTAGATGTCTTTCAATATGATATCGAATACCATCGTGTACTTGTTCAGTTAGTGTATGATCTTTAAACGACTTCATTGAATGGTTTCAACCTTCTCTCAACTGTTTCTTTTTTCATACCACGAACTTTATCTGCCAAGTCTTTGTCTGCCTTACCCCATGTACCAGAACCTTTTGTAATAAAAGAGTTCACACGAGCAAATGCCCATTGTTGTTGTGTTGTACCTGGTCTGTGTCCAGTTTTGTATGCAGCCATTCCTCTATTGTAAACTTGTTTCAGAATACTATATGGAATACCAGACTTTTCTGCCTTCTTCACTAGACCTTCAATCTTTTCATCTAACTGTTCTACTTTCTCAATCATTTTTGCAACGACTGATTCTAACATAGTTTGATATTGATCTCCGTATCTATCTTTATATTTGTTAATTGTTTTATCACTTTCTGACCATTCTTTAATATCTTTTAATTTAATACTGTATTCTACAGGATCAAATTTTGTTAAATGTGGTGCCATTTTAAATTTACCTTTCTTTTCTCCTGGTGTAATTTTCATTGTGTGATCAACTGCTCTACCAAGTTCATGTGCTTCACCTCTTGCTCTTGCGAAATCGCCTGGTTTAGGTGCACCCTTTGAACCAGGTTTTCTCATAGGTCTACCTTCTTTTCTTTTCTTATGAATATTATACCATAAACCTTTGCCTTTTTCACCAAACATTTGTTTATATTTCTGGGTATGTTTACTTGGTTTTGTTTTTGCTTTTGCATCACCTGGTGCTGGTTCGTATGCACTTGGATCATCATCGGCCTTTGCACCTTTCTTTTTAAAATATCGATCTCTTTTTACTTTTGTTGATTTTGCAAGACCTTTGTAATAAACATCTGGTTGTGTTCCTTTTCTATCTTTGATGTCAGGATCTTGTCCAACCACTGTTCTATCTTTTTCTTTTTCTTTTTTTGCTTCCTCGATATCATCTAAAAAGTCATCATCATCTTCATCTAAATCATCTGAGTTCTTTTGTAGAACTACATCTTTAACTTTTTCTTTTTTAACATTTGTTGATTCCATCATTTCTGTTTGTGTTGAATCAACTGCCACACATTCATGCAACCATGCCTTCTTCACACCACCATCTTCCATTTCATAGACAAGATAATTTGTACCTCTTTTAATTATCTTGCCGATGGTACAGTCGTTCATATTTTCAACATAGTCACCAATATTAAATACATTTTCTTCAATGTATTCTTGTCTTAGTTCTTGTTTTTCAAAGTCGTCTAAACTCATAATCGGTTTCATTTGTACTCCAAATCCTTTTTCTTCTTTAAGACCCATCGCACGTCTTAAATCTCTAAATAAATTTTTACCATCTGCATCTTTCATCTTAGTCGGCAGACCTTTTCTAAAACTGTTATAGTCATTTTTCACAGCAAATAATCTCATTTTTGTGCCAGAGATTCCAGATGTGCCTTGTGCGTCAGGATCTCTTTCGCCAGCACTCATTACCTCTGTCTTATCAAAATCATAATCTTTGCCATTGTAAGTAGTCATAAGTTTTTTAAACTCACTTACTCTATCACTTCCACCAATCATATAAACGTCTGAATACTTTTTGTTAAAAGCATTCTTTAACACTTCCATAAATGTTCTTGTATTACCTCCAGCGGCAATAAACTTAACATCTCTATATAAAGGTTGTAGATACTTTATCTTTGTTCTTGCATCAAGTGGATTCTTATTTTTATCCTGCGATGCACTCACATAAATTACTGCATCTCCTTTAATTCTTTTGGCAATCGATTGCACTTTCATTATAAGTTTCTCATGTCCTGCAGTTGGTGGATTCATTCTACCAAAAGCAAATGCGACTGCCTTTGATCTTTTACTACCCTTTGCCAGAAACTCTTTTAATGTTTTACTCAACTGCCGTTGCCTCCGTTACCATTACCACCATTACCATTACCATTACCACTATTGCCACCATCGCCATTACCATTTCCGTTACCGTTGCCATTGCCGTTACCGTTACCGTTTTGACCGTTGGATGAATCACCATTACTTTTTGAACCTAAACCATAATAAGGATAGTATGTTGTTCTTCTACCTTTTGGCACACACACGCCTAACTTTTCATCAAATTTATATCCTGGCGGACACTTCTTTTGTGCATTTAAGTCCACAAACTTTTTAAAAGTGATCATCACCCACCACCTTTTGCTATCATTATTGCAGCCATATAATCATTAGCATCTTTTTCATTTTTATAAACCTTTTTGAGTTCTTTTGCATGTTTACCACCTGGTGTTTTTACACGTTTACCTTTTACAAATTTATCTGCATAAACACCATATCCACCACCTGGCATTTTTCTTACATCTTCAAGAAATTGTTTAAATGTTTTACTCATGCAACTCTCTTTGGTCCTTTATCCCATCTCTTAGCGGCAGTAAAGTTTGCCGCACTAAACTCTAATCGATCTACTAATTTTCTTGCGGTGCCTTTTCTATCTACAACAACATAACCTTCTGGGTTAGTGACTTTTAATCCATTACCACTTACGACAAAAGTACCAATTGATTTTACTTGATTCAGTTTATCAACAATCACTTTCTTTGCTCTTTGTATTGTTTTATATGTTGCAATTGCAAAATAAATCTGGTCACCTGCACGTTCAATAAATCTTAGACCCTCATCTAAGATTGCCTTATATTTATCTTTTGTTTCTTGTTTCTTTACTTTATCAATATCAGCACCAACTTTACCTTCGTAATAGTTTCGAAAACCTGATACTGCTTTTGCTGTTTTTGGTATATCTGCCATCTGTCTAACAAATGTATTTAAATATGTTTTTAAATTTAGACCTATAGAATAATCTGATAAGTCTGTTTTCATTTTGTTTAGAACTGGCGTTGATTTCTTTAATGAACCTCTTGCCTGATTCAACATTTTACCAAGTTGTTCGCCTTCACCAAGTGTCATCATTGCAGTGCCTGAAACATCTTTGTATGAAGCATCATCAAACCAGACGTTAGGAGAGCGTCTTAGTTTTGAAACATCAGCACCAAACTTTGCCTTAAGTTTTGCAATTTTAGAACCTGTGTATGTAGTATGAAATATAATGCCAAACTTTGCACGAGCAATACGTTGCCCTAAACCTGTTTTCTCTGGCACAGTATAAACAATTGTATTTGGTTGAAATGAAATCACTTGTTCTTTTTTGCCTGAAGATGATGTGATACCCTTTGTCTTTTTCATCGATGTAGTAAACATCATATCACCTTGTAGTATGCCTTTAAAATTTAATGGTTTTAAATATAATAATGCTTCTCTTAAAATATTTGCAACATCACCTGTATGATTTCTCATTACATCAGCAGGTGTATAATTAATCTTTGGTGTGACATTAAATAAACTTTTAGTTGCAACAAAGAACTTACCATTTTCTGGATTGACACCAGCAACAATCGCAGGTGCACCATCCCACTTTACAGTAAGATTAACTTTCTTGTTAGAAGAACCTTGTAACATATCTCTTAATGATTCTAAAAAATTCAATGCATTAGTGCCACCATCTGCACCGTTTAAAATAATATCATCTTCTAAATGTTCTAAGTGTGTGTTTTTATCTTCGATTAAATATTCCATTATTTGACACCACTATATTGTAATTTTAACATTGTAAACTTTCCTAATTTGCCTAAGAGTGAAACTTTTTTACCTGCACGAACACCACTATCCGAACGTATTGTCATTTTCATTTGTTTTTTATCTTCTGGTGTGTTTACATCAATAAACCATTCTTGTACAGAACTTTTATTTAAGTATGCATAAAATCTTGTAATCAATGGTAATATTGCAGCCAAGTTATCGCCTTTTTGTTCTGCTTTCATACCAACTGCCTTGACTAATACTAATGGCACTTTTTCACCTTTCTTTTCTAAATTAAAGTGATCTAATAACCATTGTTTAAATTCTTTAAGTGATAATGTGTTAACAACAGCACACATTTGTTTACGACAAACTTTTAACATGATATTATATAACTCATCTGCCTGTTGTTGATTCTCTAAAAAATATTCTAAGTATAACTCTCTAATCTGATTCTTCTTAGACATGTAATCGCCCTTTTTGGCAATATCTCTTACACCAGGTATTTTAGAATAAACGGCAGTCCATAGTTCATCTTCTAACTTTTTAATTTCTGATTCTTTACCTAATGCTTTGTATTGTGTTTGAACATAACTGTTCAGTAATGGTTCTTTTGAACTGGCAGTTCCTGCTTTTAGACTGACACCAATAATCTCTTTGTTTCTAAACATGAGAAAAATATCACCTGCATGTTTAGGTGGCACACCTGCAGGTTTCTTTCGATAACCCCAAAATACATTTCGAATAGGTTTTGTGCTGTGAAGATCCTCAATATATCTTGTAATGCCTATTGCATTTTCAAATTTTGTTTTTACTAGATTTTCTGGAAGGGTACCAAGTTTATCGATAATAGCAACACCTGCTACTCTATCACCGTCTGTGACAAATGTTTTCTTGGCATTCTTTTTGAGATCACCCATTTTATAGAGAAACTTTTTAAAGTCTTCTATATTTGATGGTCTGAAATTATTGTTAAATGCAAGTGCTGGAAATAACTCTGTTATTGCAGCTGTGGCAGTTGTATCTACTCTTGCTTCATTTAACTGTGATCTAAATTGATCAAAACTTTGCATACACCTCTCCCATATGTGTAGAATATATCACATTTTCCATATTATGTCAATGCTTATATTTATAATTCTTTAATACACAGGAAGTCGGGTACGCCGTTATTATGTTTAAATACTTGATGTTTATTCTGAAAATCTGCTAATTCTTGTGCATCGTCTTCAAATTCAAAGACTGCGACAACTTTTTTAGTGTTTTCTCTTACATGCCAAACAATATCTTTCTTTACCTTTACTGGTTTAGTAGTATATTTCAGTTTCTTAATTCGTGTTGTTTTCTTACGAGAAGTTGCCATATTTATTTCCTTTGTTCTTTTGTAAATATGCCTCAACAGCATCATCATCTTCGTTTTCATCTATTCCAGAATTTACTAAGTTTTGTGCTGATTGTTCAACATCAAAAAATTTCATTCTGGCACGATCAACACCAATCACAAACTTTTTATTCATTGTAGGATCATTATATCGATTCTTTAATTGTTTAACCATCATTTGACCTGCCTGTTCTAACTCATCGTTTGAAATGAGAGCAAACATAAAGTCAGCAGTAGCAGGCAGACCAAATGATTCAGAGGTGTCTTCAAGGCCTACATCAGTAGAAACAAATCCAGTTCGAGTAGTTTGAGTTGCAGTGACAATCGGGAGGTTGCTTTCGACTGCCAAACCTCTTAACTCCTCGGCAATGGCCTTGACGTAAGTATAACTGTTAACATTAGCACCAGGTTTGAAACGAGAACTGGCACAGATATTAATATAATCAATAAACACAATATCTGGTTTGAATGTTTTCTTTAGTGCTAATTCATTGAGTAAAGATTTAAAGTGACCAGAACCAGCAGAGGCAGTTGGATATTCTTTGATAACTAAACTACCTGTTGTTGCTTGTTTTAATTTTTCTATCTTGTCTGAGAATATTTTACGATTCAATGAATGTAAATCATCAGTGGAAATATTTAAAAGATTAGCATCGATACGTTCTGCAATACGTTCTTCTGCCATTTCTAAAGTGATATAGAGAACATTTTTATTAACAGATAATGCATGAGCAGCCATGTGTGTCATAAACATTGTTTTACCAACACCAGTGCCTGCAAGTGCCACGTTCAACGTTTTGTTTGGCAAACCACCTTTTGTTATCTTATTGAAATATTCTAAATCAAATTCAATACGTTCTAACTTTTGATGATAGTAATCAAATCTTTTATCGACATCATCTAAATAATCATGACCAACATGAGAATCGAAAGACACACCTAATGCATCGCTTAGTATTTCTGGTATCGCTTCTGGTGTCCGTCTTGTATCTTTATTCTCTAGTATTTGAATACCATCCATCACTGCGTTATGTATCGCACGATCTTTACAAAATTTCTCTGTAGTTTCTACTAACCAATCTAGGTTGATCTCTTCTGGATTTAACGATTTAATTAACTCAACTATCTGTTTATATTCTTCATCTGTAATATCTCTACGATTCTGAATATCAATTTCTAAAGTTTCTTTAGTTGGAAGTTTATTATATTGATTAGTAAAATTAAATATTTCTTTAAATAAAATCTTTTCTAATCTATTTGTAAAATATTCTTCTTTAAGAAACGGTAATACTTTTCTAGAGTATTCTTCGTTATATAGAAGATTCTTTAGGGTTGTTCTCTCTATTCTTTCCAT